CTGCCGTTTTGCCAATGAAGTCATAGCATTAAAGAACGTAGGTGCTGTTACGATGCGTGTTAGTAGGGGCGAACGTCCTGTTTGGTATAGTGCCGCAGTTGATTATAACAATGAACCTGAGGGTAGCGAACAGAGATTAAAAGCTATGATAGAGTTAGGCAACTATGCTGTTCATGCTAGTGAATATAGTAGTATCGGTTTATTATATGATTATTATATTGATAACAACGGAACAATCGATGAGTTACATAAGCAAGTCAACTCAGTAGTCAACTTCTAAGTCTCCTCGTTTCCAAGTAACATCTTTCTTTTTAACTATCTCTACGCAGTTTAAACAAATACTGCGTAAGTTAGTCATTTTACAGTTATCCAAATCACCATCAATGTGAAAGACTGTGATTTGACTAGTGAATAGACTTTTAAAGCCGCATAAATCACATGCGGCTTTTTTCTTATATCCTGCGTTCTTCCACCTAGCAGTTCTAGGTTTCAGTTTATTCTTTTTACGACCGCATTCATCACATATGCTACGATAGTGAGTTTTACCCTCACGGATATAATTCACAGCACAGTGATTTTTTCCGCATGTAACACATATAGGTCTAATCATTGAGTATTTAGTAAAAACCTTCGAAGGCACACTAATTGGTGTTTTTTTGAACTATATACTAAATACTATTATGCAATTTAGGTAGTAAACCTCATAATTTTACATAAAGGAAAAATAAAATGGCATTAACATCTCCAGGCGTAGAAGTAACGATCACCGACGAAAGTCAATACTTACCAGCCCCGACAAATTCAGTACCACTAGTTCTATTAGCAACTGCACAAAATAAAGCAAATGCTAGTGGCACAGGTGTAGCGGTAGCGACTACAGCCGCAAACGCAAATAAATTATATCAAGTAACAAGTCAGCGTGATTTAGTAAACTTATATGGTACACCGTTCTTCTATACAACGACAAATGGTACACCTATTCAAGGTTACGAATTGAACGAATACGGTTTGTTAGCGGCATACTCATTGCTAGGTGTGACAAATCGTTGCTACGTGTTACGTTGCGATATTGACTTAGCAAGTTTAGTTGGTCAAACAGGTCGTCCTACTGGCGCGCCAGTAGACGGTACATATTGGTTAGATAGTACTGCAAGTACATGGGGCATATATGAATTTAATGCAACTACAGGTAAATTTGTATTACAGCAACCTATTGTTATTACTGATACTACTGATTTATCTGGTGGTATACCATTGAATAGTATAGGAAATATTGGTGATTACGCAGTAAATGCAATGCAGGTTACTGGTGAACCAAATCTTAGTAATAATAAAACATATTTTTATAAAACAACATCAAATATATGGACTACGTTAGGATCGTCCGCATGGAGATTAGATATTCCTTGCGTTCAAGGTACAGAGTCTAACCCTTCACTAAGTGTAGGTGATACTTTTACTATTAGCATGACCGGATTATATACAGCAACAATTACTGTACCATCAGATGCTACAGTTGAAGGTGTTGCAGGTGCAATCAATGACTTAGGATGGGTATTTCTATCAGCCGAAGTTCGTGATGGTAAGTTATGTATATTCTCAAATCAATTTACTGCAACAACATCACCTCACTATATCACACTTGCATCATCTGATACTGTACTAGATGATATGGGGATCGACGCCGGTCAATATAATCAGCCTCTTCTTCAATATGGAACTAGTGCTCAAATGCCATTATGGACTTCAAGTCAATCTCTTCCTCAACCAACTGGTGCTGTATGGATTAAAGTAGGCTCTGCTGGTAACGGATTACAACCTGACATGTCTAGATATAATTCAGCAACAGCAAGTTGGATTAACAAACCAGTATTATTAGCAACTAGTGATTGGACAGTTACTTCAACTTTAGATGCTACGGGTGGTCAAGCAATACCTGCAGGTAGTATCTATGCACAGTACACATTTAATGGTGGCTACATAACAGCTCCGTTATACATGTGGGAACGTGTTGCAACAGGTCCTACTATTGTAGTAGGTAACAATATAGAACCATTGTTTAACACTGGTCCATATTATATGGATGTTTATGTAAGTGTCCCGGGGAGTACAAGTTTAAGTTCTGCTTATAATGTTACAATTCCAGATAACAGCGATGCTACTGATTTTGTAACAGCTTGGGCAGCAGCCGGCATTCCTTATACAACAGCATCAGTAACAACTGAAGGATCTATTCAGTTGGTACATACTGAGGGTGGCGAAATCATTATGGATGACACAGTGAATTCTTCATTCCAAAGTACTGGTATATCAAACGGTGCTATAGTAGAAGCTGGATTTGTAATAAATGCACAACCTAATGTTAAATATGGACCTCGTTGTCAAGCATCATTTACAACTGCACCACAAGCATCAACTTCTGGATCTGGATCAGGTGCTACAATATCTGTTGTATCTATTCCCGGTGTATATTTATTATCAGGTGATGGTGTAACCAGTGGCGGTAGCGGATATGCTTTAGGAGATACTATTACTATTAATGGTGCAAACTTAGGTGGCGCATCCAGTGTTAACGATTTCACTGTAATAGTTACTGCTATTTCAGGTGGCGGCGCAACTGGTCCAGCTACAGCAGTTACATTTAGTGCTGGTGTACCTGCTATTGAATATAGAACTCAACTAAGTAATTGGGTAGAGTTTACATACATCGCAAACGAAGGTGCTCCAACAGTAGCACCAGCTAATAATACAAACTGGTTCTACAGTGTAGTTGATGAAGTTGATATCATGGTTCAAAAAGGTGGTGCTTGGATTGGCTATCGTAATACAGGATATGATACAACAGGTGCACCGGCAGCCAGTGGTTCAAACACTACTGATCCAAATGGTCCTATCATTTCAGCCTCTGCCCCTACAACTCAAAGTGATGGTACTACTGCTCTATCATACGGCGATCTATGGATTGACACAAGTGATTTAGAAGTGTATCCAGTAATTAGTCGTTGGCAACAAGTTGACGGTGAAGATATATGGGTATTAATCGATAATACTGACCAAACAGGTTCAACAGGTGTTCTATTCCAAGACGCACGTTGGGCCACTAATGGAACAACAAGTGTTATTGATGACCCTATACCAACAATCAAGAGTTTGTTAACAAGCAACTATTTAGATTTAGATGCTCCTAGCCCAAGCTTGTATCCACAAGGTATGATGTTGTTCAACACACGCCGTTCAGGTTATAACGTTAAACAATATCGTTCTAATTATTTCAGCATTCAAAATTTCCCAGGAGAAACACTGCCAACTGAAACGGCAGCATGGGTAACAGTAAGTGGTAATCAAGCAAACGGTAGCCCATATATGGGTCGTAACGCACAACGTGCTATGGTTGTACAAGCATTGCGTTCAGCAATTGATACAAACACAGACATACGTGACGAAGATAACTACTTCAATTTACTAGCTACTCCTAACTATCCAGAACTACAACCTAACATGGTTGTATTGAATGCGGATCGTGGCGAGACAGGTTACATCATTGGTGATACTCCATTAGGATTAGCTGATAGTGCTACTGACATTCAAGCGTGGGCTAACAACACTGCAGGTGCGGCAAGTACAGGTGAAAAAGGTCTAGTAACACGTAATACTTACTTAGGTCTATTCTACCCAAGTGGAATTACAAATGACTTGCAAGGTAACGAAGTTGTTGTTCCGGCATCACATATGATGTTGCGTACATTCTTACGTAATGATACTGTAGCTTATCCGTGGTTAGCGGCAGCCGGTACTCGTCGTGGTAATATTGACAATGCATTAAACATTGGTTACTTAAACCGTACTACAGGTGAATTCCAACCAATCAAGACACGTTTAGGCATACGTGATGTATTGTATATCAACTTCATCAATCCAATGGTATTCTTTACTGGTGTTGGTTTGTTGAACTATGGTAACAAGACTAGTTTTAATAGTCAAAGTGCATTAGATAGAACAAACGTTGCACGACTAGTTAACTATGTACGTAGGCAATTGACATTGGCAGCAAGACCGTTCGTATTCGAACCGAATGATGCATTAACACGCAATAGTATTGCAGGTGTTGTTCAAACATTGATGATTGACTTAGTTGCTAAACGCGGTATCTATGATTACATTGTACAGTGTGATGAACAAAACAACACACCAGCAAGAATTGATAGAAACGAGTTATGGGTAGACGTTGCGATTGAGCCAGTAAAAGCGGCTGAATTCATCTATATCCCGGTACGTGTTTTAAACACAGGTGAGATAGCAGGACTATAAGCATAATTGATACCCCTATAGGGGTATCAATATTAAAGATAAATAAAGATACAGGAGATTAAAAAATGGCAACAGCCTCACAATCATTGTTCAACATGACCGTAGCGTCAGACAACGCTGGTGGAAACCAGGGCTTGTTGATGCCAAAACTACAATATCGTTTCAGAGTTAATTTTCTGAGTTTCGGTACTGGAGCTACAATTGAGTTGACAAAACAAGTAGTAGATATTAACAGACCACAAATCAGTTTCGAAGAAATTACATTACCAGTCTACAACTCAACATTATATTTGGCAGGAAGACATAGTTGGAATGAATTGACAGTTAACGTTAGAGATGATGCTCAAGGTAGCGTTTCTAAGTTAGTTGGTCAACAAATTCAGAAACAACTAGATATGGTTGAACAAGCTTCAGCCGCAACTGGTCAAGATTATAAGTTTCAAACAAACATTGAAATCTTAGACGGTGGTAACGGTACTGCTGTTCCTCAAGTATTAGAAACTTGGGAATGTTATGGTTGCTATTTAAAGACAGCTAACTATGGTGCATTAAACTATGGATCAAATGAAGTAGCTACAATCGCATTGACTATTCGTTACGATAATGCTGTACAGTCTCCATTGACTTCAGGTGTTGGTACAAGTGTCGGTCGTATATTAGGTGGTGCATCAGTTACTGGCATTGGTCAGACAAACGGTTAAGTGACCACTTTAGGTTTTTAATCCATGTCTGGATTTTTTCAAAACTTTGCAAAGGACGTTGCCGGAGGATTCTTCGGCAACGACTATGTACGTGATTACACTCACGCCGCAAAGACATTTCGTCCTAATGCGTTTCAATACGCTCCCAAATTCAAATTCTTATTTCATGTGTATTTTGAAATAAATCCTGCCGCATATTCAGTTGGATTATCTACCGGTACAAATTTTGGATTAGCAGTTAAAACAGTAAAGTTACCTTCATATAGTTTTGATACACATGTAATGAACCAATACAATCGTAAACGTATTATTCAAACAAAAATAAAATACGATCCTATTGATATTGCATTCCATGATGACAATGGAAACAGTATTCGTAATATGTGGTATAATTATTATACATACTATTACAAAGATGCTAATAAGCCCGTCATAACACCGTCCGGTCGTCAAACTATTACCGGTAATACACAATCAGCCAATGGTGGTGCAGATTATAATAGTAGAAATCTATATAACAACAGTATTGCAGGTGATGAAGATTGGGGTTATATTGGCGATACAGCTAATGC